AGACTGCTCCCGGGAAAATTCAGTAATTATACAGCATAGGAATATTATGTGGTTCTGAAGCATACACTGTCAACAAAACGGTATATGCGGCAATATGAGACAGAGATCCGAACAAGAAGACGGGACACGAAGGTATCGCATGGCAGATGCAGCAAATTTGCCGAAGGATGTGGTGCTGGGTGTCCCGATTCTGACTCTTACAGGGCATTATGAAGTGAATATAGAGAATTACCGTGGAATTCTGGAATATACCGAACAGCTGATCCGTATAAATGTACGTAGCGGGCAGATTCGCATCACAGGGAAATCACTTGAGATCAACTACTATACAACAACCGATATGAAGATTACCGGAAAGGTAGAGAAAATTGAGTATTCTTAGGAAGGGATGACGAAGATGCTGCGATATATTCTGAATAATCTTGCCGGATACCTGCGCATCAGAGTCGAAGGATATTCACCGGAACGTTTTTTAAATCTTTGCTGTTATCATGGGATTTTTCTCTGGAATCTGAGACCGGCAAAAGGGGCATATGAGATGAATATCCGCGTCCGGGATTTCCGCAGACTGCGACCAATGGTCAGGAAGAGGATCATCCAGAAAAGAGGAGTCCCGTTTTTTATACATAAATACCGTGGACGGAAGCTTTTTTTTACAGGATCGGTCATCGCAATCTGTCTGATCTTTCTGCTTTCTTCTTTTATATGGAGGATTCAGATTGATGGAAACCTTGCAAGGACAGATGAGGTTTTGCTTTCTTTTCTGACAGAAAAGGGAATTGCCTGTGGAATGGCAAAAAAGAATGTAGACTGTGACCGGATTGAAAAAGATATTCGTATGGAATACGACGATATTATCTGGGTTTCAGCCTATGTTCATGGGAGTTGCCTGAAGATTAAAGTCAGGGAGAATCCTGACCGGAAGGAGCTGCAGACAGAAGCTGAGGCGGAAGCAATCAAGCTTAAAGCTATGCTGAGTGCGGCAGTGGATACCATCGAAAAAATTTCCGATGCGCAGGCAGATGTATGCTTTATGGGAAAGGACAGCTGCGAGGGCTGTGATTTTATTTTCGGCAGTCCCTGCAGATGGAAGCATGAGGGCGCAGCAAGGAAAATGCTGAAATTCTAAGATAAGAAAGGAGCCTGCATATGAGTTTGCTCGATGAGCTTACCCTTGACGATCTTGACGATGAGCAGCGGGAACTGGCGGAGTGCATAGGGCTTGATGCGTACAAGAAGCTTGTAGCCACATATGCAGGAAGTCCCATAAATATCCGTATGCCGGACAGTCTGACAATGCGGCAGCGCAATAACAACATCTGCAAACAGTTTAACGGATATAATTTTGCGGAGCTGGCACGGGCATACAATCTTACTGAGCGGCAGATACGCAATATTGTTGCCGATGAGGTATCAAAGCAGCGCAACAAGCCGCTGGAAAACCAGATTTCATTTTTTGAGTGATGAAAATTCATTGAAATCAAGTATTGAACCATTTCAATGGGCTGTTACCGATAAATAGTGTATAGTTAGATAAAAGGATCTGACTATACACTATTTTTTTTGGAGGAGACAGAATGGGCACCGAGATATACATGACGATAATAACAGGTCTGCTGGGCGTTATCGGATTTTTCCTGACCCGCAGCTTTGCGGCACTTGACAAAAAGGCTGACAAATGCGACCTTGAGGCTGTTAAAAACGAGCTGGAAGCTGTGCGCAGCACCATTGCTGACGTTAAGGATAATTATCTGACAAAGGAAGATTTCCTGCGTGAACAGGTCAAGACCGAGAAAAAGCTTGACAAGATAATGGATATCCTTATGGAGATGAAGGGAGGTCAGAACCGTGACTGAACAGGACATTGTAAAAAAGATGCGTGCCGATAATTTTGTGAATAACAACGGCGTTGTGCTCAGGGCTGTCAATATCGGGCGCATTACATTCAACAGGCTTTCATCTTTGCGCAGGGCGCTGGAGCCTGATATCGAAAAGGCAGAATTTACCGACTGCATCAATTATCTCTCGGAATCGAAGTACATCATACTCCGCCGCTGCGGAGATAAGGAGCCTGCAAACATATCTGATGATGACTTTGACGATATTGAAGCAAAGGTATCGCCCAAAGGCATCAGAATACTTGCGGGCAAGCTTACAGATTCCTGCATAAGGGCGTGATGATATGGGCAGAAGGCGCAAACACGGCATAATCGACAACCTTGACCCTGCCGTAAAAAGTACCGTGGAGGAAATGATACTCTCGGCGCAGTTTACCTACAGGGACATCACCCAGTACATCACAGACACCACGGGACAAAGCATTTCACAGGCGGCGGTATGCAGATATGCGAAAGGCTTCTGCGAGGACGCTGCGGCAATACATATGGCGCAGGAGAATTTCAGAGCTATTGCCGAGATGTGCGGGAAATATCCCGACCTTGACACCACTGAGGGCATTGTACAGATAATGAGCAGTCTTGTTATGACTTCGGTGCGGAATTTATCCCCCGAGGACCTTGACGGCACCGATCCGCTGAAGCTTATCAAGCAGGCATCTGAGCTGGTCAGGGCGGTTTCCTACAAGCGAAGCATGGATATCAAAAGCAAGGAGATTACCGAGGCGGGATTTGATGCTGCCAAGGAAAAGCTGTTTACGGGACTGGCAAGCGATGACCCGGAGCTGTACAGGCAGCTTGCGGATTACATCGAAAGCAAGAAAAGCGAGTTGATAATATGATATACGTTATACAGGTCACGCCCATGAACGAACTGAAGGTGCGTGCTGCACTGGAACGTGAGGGCATATCGGCATATGTGCCGAGACGAGAGCTTATCATCAGAAAAAGCGGAGGCTGGACAAAGGCTGTGCCTGTTATGCTGCCGTCCTATGTTTTCCTTGACTGCGATTACTGTCCTGAGATACATCACATTGTAAGATCGGTGGACGGTGTTATCAACTGGCTGGGCAAGCCTACACCTATCACAGGCGAGGAAGAGACATTCATGCGGCTGATAATCAACGGCGGCGTTCCCATTCCCGAAAGCACGGCTGATGTTGATAACGACAGAAATGTCACTATTACAAGCGGCTGGCTGAAAGGCAATGAGCAATATATCATCGGATATAACATCAGGAAAAAGCGTGCGCTGCTGGAGATACGCTTCGGCGGACGGCTCCACAGGACAAGCGTGGGCGTAGAATACACAAAAGTATGAACGGAATGCGGTTGATATCGTTCCTGCAGGAAGTGAAATACGGTCATATGGGATATTAACGGACAGATGAAAAAAGCTGCTCCGAATGGCGAAGCCTGCCCCAAAGAAAATGCGGGAGCGGCACACCCTTTTAATACCCCTTTTTAATGCCTTTAAATTGCACGGAAGATATTTGACAGGGTAATTTTACTGCCAGATATCAAAACGCCGTACAAGCCGTTTCTGTGGCTTTTGCGTGAAAGGAGATGCAGGCGTGAAAAACAACCGAAAAAAAGCTCTTTCCGATATAGCAGCCGCTATGTCGGAAGCGGGGCAGAATGATAAAACAGACACCGCTGCGGGGAGCTTGCAGGACATCATCTCCGCAGCACTCAGTGAACCCAATGATAAAAAGCGGCGAAAGCTGCTCCGTGACTTTGCCGCACGCCGTGCCGACGTAGCGGCTTTTATTGCGGATAACGAGGATCTCATAAATTCCGAAGCCGAGGCGGCGCTCATCGGTGCGGCGGTTGGACAGCAGTTGAAAAGAAAATATCCTACAAAGGCGGAAGAAGACAGGAAACCACTGTTAAAAGGCATATCCCGCCTAATATGGCTGCACTGGGAATGTATCTGAAAAACAGAATGCCCGATAAGTACAGCGACCACCCTGCAGGTGAAACCGAGATCGAGGACACAAGCGAAATAAACGAGGTGATAAACAATGCGGCAGAAGATACGGACGAAGAAAACAATACCGTATAACTTTTCACGGAAGCATCTTGCATATATCCGCCGCTGCGGTGACTGCGTTATAAACGTGGCGGAGGGAGCGGTCAGAGCGGGAAAGACAGTGGATAATGTCATTGCCTTCTGCCGTGCGCTGGAAAAGTCACGGGATTTCCTGCACCTTGCCACAGCAGCTACATCTGCCACTGCAAAGACCGTTATAGGTGACTGCAACGGATTTGGTGTTGCCTACTATTTCAGAGGGCAATGCCGCTGGGGACAGTACAAGGGCAATGAAGCCCTCATAATCCAAGGAAAAAGCACAGGCTACAAACAGCGTGTGCTTATTTTTGTGGGCGGAGCAAAAAAGAACAGCTATGAAAAATTCCGTGGTATGTCTATAGGAATGTGCACCACGACAACACCATTAAAGAAGCTTTTAACAGACAGCTTGCGGCGCTTGACCGCAAGGTATTCTGGGACCTTAACCCTTCACAGCCGCAGGCATCTATTTACAGGGATTACATTGACCTGTATGCAAGGCAGGCGGCAGAGGGCAAGCTTGCCTTTGGTTACAACTATCAGAAATTCACCATTTTTGACAACATCAACATTTCTGAGGAAAACCGCAGGCAGGTCATTTCCCAGTACTGCCCCGGGACAGTATGGTACAGGCGTGATATCCTGGGCGACCGTGTGGCAGCAGAGGGACTTATCTTTCAGATATTTGCGGACACGCCCGAGAAATTCATTGCCGAAAGCTACCCTAAGTCTATGAGAATGATAAACATAGGCGTTGACTTCGGCGGAAACAAGTCCAAGACCACGTTTGTTGCTACAGCTGTTATCGGCAATTTTCAAAGCGTATGTGTACTGGCGGATTATAAG